CCGGGTGCCCGCGCTACTTACGGGGGGAAGCCTAATGGCTGACCTGGTTTCGATGCGGGCCGATGCGATGGAAGCCCGAAAGCGGATCGACGCGCTGCTGGCGGTCGATGGGGAACTGACCACCGATCAGGTGGCAGAACTTGAAAAGTCGGACGTTGAATTCCGTGGCCTTCAGGCGGAAATTGCGAAGGCTGAAACGATCGCATCCGCGAAGGAGTCGCTGAGCGCGCCGTCGTTCGAGTTCCGCGCCGAGCGGAAGCCGGAGCAGCGATCGCAGCAGGAGATCCGCAAGCAGTTCCTGAGCGATCTTAAGCAGGAGATGCGATCGCCTGGCAGTTTCGAGCGGCGCACGATCGACTTCGGTGGCAACGCTGCCGACCTGCTGCCGGTTGATCTGCAGGACGAGATGATCCGGCTGTTCGCTTCGCGTTCCAACGTGGCACAGGCCGCGACCGTTCGCAGCTACGCGAGCGATGCGGAAATTCCGATGGTCACTGCTCGAGCGACCATTACCGACTTCACCGGCGAGGGTGTGGCGTACGACAACTTCGATCCGGACTTCGGCAAGCTCCGCATCCGGGCGTTCAAGTCGGCTGCGGAGACGAAGATCACTGAAGAGGTGATCTCCGACAACCGTGGCGGTGCGGTCGATGAGATCCTGACGCAGCACGGCGAGGCGCATGCCTATTTCTGGGAAACCAAGTACCTGGGCACCGCTGCGGCTCAGAACGCTACCGCTCCTGACGGCCTTCTGGCTGCTGAGGCGGACATCGCCAGCACGTTCCCGGATGAGGCAGTCAACGGCACCGCCGCCATCGCCGACATCTCGACCGGCAGCGGTGACACCACCATCGCCGACGTGACCTACCAGGATCTGTTGGACGTCACCTTCGGGATGCCCGCGAAGTACTGGGGCCTCGAGAAGTCGTGGCTGATGTCGCCGGCCCTGTTCCAGCACGTCATCGGGCTGACCGATGCGGGCGCGACCGGGCGGCCGTTGTTCCTTCCGAACGCGACTGGCACGATCCAGCAGTCGTTCAACATGGGCACGCTGTTCGGTTACCCGGTGTACGTCTCGGATGCGATGACGGACGCCACGCCGGAGGGGTCGTTCCAGGCTGTTCTGCTCGAGCGGGGCAGCTACGTCGTGGCGACCCGTTCGCAGGTGACCAGTCAGGTCGATCCGTTTACCAACGGTGCCAGCGGCATCACCGCCTTCCGTACTCGGATGCGGGCAGACGGTCGTTGGATGCGACCCAGTTCCTCGGCGCGTCTCCAGATCGCGGCGAGCTGATCGCTTTGGCCTTTCTCCGGGGTCGGGGCCTTCGGGCCTCGGCCCTGGATTCCGGGGGAACCGATGAAGATCACCAGCCAGTCGGCCCACAATTTTCAGCTGTCGGCGTTTCGGGATCACTGTCGCATCCCGTGGACCGATGACAACTCCGCGCTTCAGCGGTCGCTGGACGCCGGCGTGTCGATGTGGGAGAAGGCGACGAACTGGTATTTGCGGGCGACGACGATCGAGATTGCAATTCTGCCAGGCATGCAGGTGCCGTTCGGGCCGGCTCCGACGATCTCGAGCGTCACAAAGTACCGCGACGGCGTGAGCGAGGGAGTCGTCACCACCGACTGGTATCTGGCGAACGTCTGGGGGGCCACAGAATTCCGTCTGACGGCCTCCGGGACTTGGGACACCCGATGCGAGTACCGGGCCGTGATGTCCGTCACAGGCGACGTGCCGGCCGATGTGAAGGTGGCCGTGTTTGATCTGGGAAACCACCTGTTCACCGATCGGGAAGGTGTCTCGACGATGACTTACAACGAGGTCCCGCTGTCGCTGCGGACCCTGATCCAGAATTATCAACTGGGGGGCCTGTGAGCTTCGGCGGACGCCATGCTGTTCAGTTCTACAGCGCCTCGGAAACGGTCGACGATGCCGGATCCGAGAGTGTCGCGTACACGCTTGAGTTTACCGCAATGGTCGACTTCCGGGTGGAGCGGGTGAAGAAGACCGACGAAGGCGAGATCCGGCCGTCCGGGCAGCTGTCGGCCCTGATCCGCATGCCGTTCACCGAGTCGATCGGCTTCGATTGGCGGGTCCGGTATCGGGACGTCTACTACGACATCGAGCAGATCCGCGACCCGAACGGGCTGCGGCGGGATCTCGAGCTGACAGTTGTGGCGGTGGAACGCTAATGGCATTTTGGGCACGACGAACCCTCGACGGCAACAACCGCGCCCGCACAGGCCGAGATGTTGTGCAGGTCGGAGCAACGCCAAGCCTAGAGCGGTTCATCCGGACCCTTGACGGTCTCGAAGGCTACAAGGGCGTAAACATGCTGCAGAACGCTTCGAAGGTGGCGTTCGATGTAATGCGTGACAAGAGCATCGAGAATTTCCGCCGGATCCCGTTCGGCCGGAAGTCACGCGCGTACGTCAAGGGCCGGCGGGGGATCGAGACGTTCGGCAAGACGGCCGCCGGCAAGGGCCGCAAGATCCGCAGCGTACGCACGAGCCTGACGCAGCGAGGCAGCTACAGCGTCGAAACGAAGCGAACCCGCGACGGGCTGGTGACCCGCCAATACATCAACGGGAAGCACTATTACAACTACCTGTCGCACATGATTGAAGGTGGATACACGCCCGGCGGCGGGTCGAAGTGGGAGGGCAAGCGGGTGTCGGCCAAACCGTTCCGCCGGCCAGTCGGCCGCATCTACAACGATCGCGTGGCCCGCATGATGGAGAAGGCCATCGCCATCCAGCTCGAGCAGGGCAAGCGGGTAGGACTCGGAAAGCTGAGGACGATGCTGTGAGCTTCGCAACCGCCAACGAAGACATTTACGACGCGATCGACATCAGCGGCGTCGTCGTGTCGCCGGACATCCGCAACCGCGAGACGCAGCTTCCGGCGGTCCTGTTCGGCCTCGAGGACTCTGGAGCGACCAACAGCACCAGCACCAGCGGCGGGCCGTTCCATGCCCGCTACGTGTTCGCCTGTCTGCACTCGTCCAGGCTGAACGCCGACGCGCTGGCGGCGGACGTTCTGACCGACCTGCGGGCCTCGAGCGACTTCGTGTCGGTTCACGAAGCGAGCCGATCCGCTGAAATTTTCCAACGGGGGGCCGACACGGTTCCCGTGTACGTTACTGAGATCACGACCACGATCACTTTTGCGAGCTAATCATGGCAGCCACATCATTCAACGGAGTTACCGCATCAATCGACGGCGCGGCGGTGTTGATCACCAGCATCGAGTTCGCCGGCGGCGATACGGCCCTGGTCGACGTCACCGCATCAGGTGACGCCTATCGCAAGAACCTCGCGGGCATCCGTTCGCCCTTTACCGTGACGCTGAACGGCCACAGCGAAGACGGCACGTTGCCGGTTGCAGGCGCTGCGACTTCAATCGTGATCGCCAACGGGCCGCTGTCTGGCACCTACGCCGGGATCGCAACGTCTGCGAGCGTGACTGGATCACTGGACCAGCCGACTGAATTCACGCTGACGGTGACCGAGGACGAAGCTGGCGGCGCATGGACACCGGCCGGATGAAGTCATACAAGCGGAACCTAAACATGCGGGATCATGCGGACCTTGCTGGCATTGACAACGAAGTCGAGCAGGCGATCACGGCCGTAGCCCGCTGCTACGGGATCTCCGTCGCGGAGGTTGAAGCGATGGAGAAGGAGGAATTCACCGCGTGTATGCAGGTCGTGACAGAACGCAATGGTGCCGACTGATCGCCCAGGTGGCGATTCGCACGGGCTGGTCGTTCGAGGAGGTGGGGCGGATGGAGCCGTTCGAGTTCCGGATAGTTCTTGAAGAGCTGACCGGAAAACGGCGGATGAGTGACCGGGAACTAGCGGAGCAGCTGCACCGATGGCGCGAAGCATTACATTCAAATTCGGAGCAGACACCAGCGCGCTGACCAGAGCGCTTGGATCTGTGCGGAAGTCGATCGGCGGGATGCTTGGCGGATTCAGTGTCGGCGGCATTCTTGGCGCTGGCGTGGCTGGATTTGGGATCCAGCAGATGATCGGCGCGGCCATGAACCTGTCGCCGAAAGTCGCGAACAGCCTACTGGGAGCTGAGGAGGCAGCAGTCAGCGGCCTGGCCCGAGGACTTGGAAAGCTGGAACCACAGATTCTCCAATTGACCGAAGCGCTGCCGAGACTGATCGAAGCAGTCGCAACGGTTATTCAAGGACTTTCAGATTTCTATTTTGGTTTGCAAGACGATCTGAAAGACGTCGCAGGGTTTGTTGGCGCTGGTTTCCAATACGCGAAGCAGGGCGACTTGATGAAGGCGCTTGATCAGAACGCCGCGATATTCGCGCTCGTCGGGAATTCGATGGGATTGACTGACATCAACCGAGAATTCATCAACGCGGCAACTGAGGGAGATTTCGGAACCAACCTTGCGCGAATCGCTGTGCGTGAGGCTGGAGCTTCTGCGCGGCGTCAACGCGACCCAGCACGAACGGCGGAGCCTCGCCCATGACAGTTGAACGATTCGAGATAAAGGCCAGCGAAGCGTCGAGCGAGGACTGGGGCGCCCACACGCACACGCGGGTCTTCCGGACGTCCGACACGTCGACGGTGACGGCTAAGGGCATCCGCGACCTGATCTGTGCCGGCACAGGCTACGGCGGGATCATCGCCGAGACTGGCGGGCCGCTGACGATCGACAGCACGGTGGAAGGCGATCCGGCTCGGGTGCGGACGGTAGGTGTTCGCCTACTGCCGGAAGGGCTGAACGCTGCCGAGATCACGATTGCCCTGACTGAATACGCTAGATTCGCCGGCGAACACGAGTTGGTGCGGGTGCTGTCGAACCACGTCATGGCACCGACGCCTGTGTATCGGTCGGGTCCGATTGTGCCGACAGACAGCTGGACAGCGGTTACGCTGTGGGACGGCTCGAGCGGCAGCAGCACGTTGAATCCTGTGCAGCCGTCTTCCGGCGGCGTCGATCCAACAACCGGGGTCGAAGCCGACAACTACCGTCCAGCCGGCGACATCGGCGGCACGATGATCGACTGGAACGGCAATCCGCTGACGATCGGCCTGACACAGATCGACTTCACGGTCGAAGTCGTGCGGCAGGGCGTCCACACCGACACAGCTGGAGCGATGACGGCCGGCGATCAGACAATCCTCGAGGACACCGCCGGCATCGGCACGCGCAACCAGGCGACGTTCGCAGGGCTGGCACAGGGCACTGTGATCTATATGGGATGCCAGCGGGTGGCCCTGGACGCGGAATGGTACATCGGCAAATACCAGTTCCGGGCACGCGAGGACAAGCATGCGGTGCAGGTGCCACGGCCGACGTTCGGCACGCGCATCGGGGCGATGGCCTACGAGGGCGACCCGCGATCCATCCGGCATATCCGGGGCGTCTA